TCCGATCTGTGGCTTCCTCATTCTGCTGTTATCCTTCCTGTGCCGCCGCATGTTGGGCATGTGGTGGTGTCTTGAATCGGTGCCGGTTGCACCGGTTCAGGTTGTGGGCAGGTCACCGTGTAGGTTTTGCCGTCCAGACCGGTGACCTGCACAAACTCAGAATCAGGTGATGCATTTGCATCACCTGAAAGGTCGCGGACGACTGTCGCTTGGTCGACGCCGACAGCGGGACCGATGGCGCGCGTTGACATGCCTTGGCCGCGCAAAAACATTGAGACAGCTTTTCGTTCGTGGCGGGGTAAGTGCAGTGGGGCGTAATCGAATTCAGCTTTGAGGTAGTCCGCCCAGGAGTCATGTCCGAGGACGAGCCATACGCGGCCGAAGTGGGCTTTGGCGATGAGTAGCATCAGGTCGCCCATTTTTGAGCGGATTTTTTCGGTGATTTCGCGGGCCTCGCGGGGGGTGAGGTCGCGTTGTTCGAGGATTTGTAGCTGGGGGAGAACAGTCATGCTTCTGGCTCGTTTTCGGCGGCTTGTTCGAGTGCGGCGGTGTTGAGGATGTCGTTGATGCGGTCGCCGATGGGGTATTCGGTGTCTTTCTGCCAGTTTTCGAGGGTGTCGAGGAGTTTGTTGGCTTCGTTTTTGGTCAAATTTTTGGTGGTTTCGACGGTGTAGCCGATGATCGCTTCGCAAAGCGTGAGGTAGTCGTCGCGGTTGTGGATGTCGAGATAGGTGAGGATGGTGTGGAGTTTGGTGAGTTGGGGTTTGGTGATGGGCGGGTCGGGGACGAGGTCGATGAGGGTGGGTGGCGGTTGGCCCACGCTGGGCTCTTCTGTTGGCGTGGGCCGCTCGCCACCCTCTTCCTCTAGGGCGGCTGGTGGGGTGTCGCCGAGGAGTTGGGTGCGGGCGGCGGCTACGGCGAATTGGCGTCGGATCGATTCGTCGTCGCCGAGGAGTTCGGCGAGCTCATCATCGCTGTCGGTGGTGGTCGGGGTTGGTGCGGGTTTAGGTTGGGTGCGGGCGGCTTTGGCGGGTTTGGTGGCGCGTTTGCGTTGCACCGGCGGGCGGTCTGGTTCGGCCGTGGCAGGTTGGTCGGTGTCGGCGGCAGGTATCACACCGTCGATGAGGTCCTCGGCGATCAGCGTCCCAGAGAGCACGTCGGGGAACGCTTGGGTGCATAGCCTCGAGGTGGCGCGGGCGATGAGTTTGTCGGCCGGGTATTTTCCTAGGTCGATGCCGGCGCGGCGGGCTTGGTCGGCGGTGAATTGGGCGCGGTGTTTTTGGCCGGTGTCTTTGCGGACGCCTTCGATGATGCAGCGGGTTTCGGTGGATTCGATGATGGTGAGGGTGTGCCCGGCTTGGACGATGCGGCGGCGCATGAAGTCGGCGTAGAAGCCGACGCGGCCGTGGACGATGTAGATGGAGCCGAGGGCGTCGAAGGGGTCGAGGCCGAGTTCTTGGCCTTTCATGATGGCGGCGGCGACGTCGGCTTGGCGGCCGATCATTTCTTTGGGGACGAAGGGGGTTTTGCAGAGGGCTTCGGCGATGCGGTAGACGTCGCGGAATTCTTCGGCCCACCGTTTGAGGTCGACCCGCGAGCGGATCGCCGGGGTGTTGTCGGCCCAATCTGGTAGCGGCTCAATATCGGTCAAAGTCGAATCCGATCTCCATGGGTTGGGACAGCCGGGCGACGATCAGCGGCATGTAGGTGGCTTCGCGTTCGATGAGGATGGCGTGTTTGTGTTCTTTGATGGCGGCTTCGGCGGTGGTGCCGGTGCCGGCGAACGGGTCGAGTACTGTTCCGCCGGGCGGGGTTACGAGTTGGATGAGCCAGCGGATGAGGTCGACGGGTTTGACGGTGGGGTGTGCGGTGCCGTCGTGGTTGGGGCGTTCTGTGGCGGGGGCTTTGGGGTGGTATTTGAAGGTGGGGTAGAAGCGTGACGCGCCGCCGCTGTCGGCGGGGTATGTACCCGTCAGGGCTTCGGGGCGGGTGCCGTCGATTTTGTTGGGCGCGGTAATCTTGGAGCGGTCGAGTGGGCCGCTTGTGGTTGTGCCGCTTTGTTTGTCGAGTTCGGCGGCTTGGGTTTGGTCAAGGACGACGTTCGTCGGCCACCGGCCAGCGGGCGTCTCATACTGACCCGGTAGCCTGCCTCCGCCCTCTGTGAACATTCCAGCGGCAGCGGATGACCGCTTAGCGCCAGGTAAATCGGCGCCCCTCGAACCCTTGCTGTACGCACCGCCATTGAGGTTGTCGGTGGTAGCTACCCGGCAGGCGTCGATGTTCAGCCCGCCCGTCCCATGCGCCAGCACATTGTTGGCGACGGTGCCTTGAATTGGTTTGCGGGCGACGATGATCGGTTCGTGGGCGGGTTTGAGGGCGGTGCCCCAGCCCTGCCATTGTTTCGCGGCGGGGGTCGCGGGGACGGTGATCGCTGAACAGTCAATTGCGCCGGTCTCGCCGCCGATATAGCGGCCACCCCGAATGTCTTGCTTCGGTGTTGCAGCTCTATCGGTGCGCCGTCCGACAATTTCCCGTTCCGCGCCTGCCGCTTTGTCGATCGCTTTCGACACATCCAACGACTTCGGAAACCCCGAACCGTAAAGCCACGCAATGGAATCCCGTATCTCGAATCCTGCGTCTTCGATGGCGCAGGTGAGTCGGTGCCAGGTGCGGGTGCCGCCGAAGGCGAGGAGGTGGCCGCCGGGTTTGAGGACGCGCAGGCATTCGGCGGCCCAGGCTTGATGCCAATCCTGCATTACGCGGCCTTGCTGAGCTTTGACGTTCGGCCAGGACGGGGCGCCGCATTCGCATCTGCGGCCGATGTGGTCGAATCGCCATTTGGCGCAGTTCTGGCATTTGATGTTGGCAGACGCGTTGTACCCGGTCGGTAACCGAAACCCTTTGAAGCCCGTTCCATCAGTGAAACCTGCGTGACTCGCCTGGCCGATGTCGCCGATTCGGTCCCATTGCTTGCCCATGAATTCGAGGCCGTACGGCGGGTCGGTGATCACGGCGTCGATGCTGTTGTCTGCCAGTGTGGGCAGGATGTTAAGGCAGTCGCCGTGATACAGGGTGGTGTCGGGGTCTTGGTAGTGAGGTGTGGGTGGGTCGTTGGCGGGGCTGTTCCAGATGGTGGTGATGCCGGCGCCGGCGTCGGCGTGGTGTGGGCCGCTGTGGCCGGGCGGGTTTTCGCAGCGGGCGTCATAGAAGCTGGCGGGGCAGGTCATGCGGTAGTCCCGTTGAAGTCGAATCCTATTTGTATAGGCAGGGTTTCGGAGATGTAGCGGGGGTCGGGTTCGGCGAACGTGTGCCGGCTGACCGGGCTGCATCGTGTGCTGTTGGTTGAGACGTGCCACCATTGGGCGTCGGCGCGGTATTCGACTGCTAGTGAGCAGTGTCGGCACGGCGGTAGGGGTGGTCCCAATGGATCGATCATTGGTCGTCGTCCCAGATGACGCGGGCGGTCGAGGCGGTCGGCAAGCGCAGTGCGGGCAGGATCAGCCCGCTTTTCTCTGTTTCTTTCGCGTACTGGTACACCATTTGTGCGACCCGGAACATTTCGAAAGTTGTTCTCTGGTGGGTTTCGTCGATCCTGAAGTTTTCTGCGGCGGGTAGGAGTTGGCAGTCGTCGGCGGTGACGTGGATGGCGGCGCAGCCGTCGACTGCGATCATGGGTTGTTCGTCGCCGTCGGCGTCGACGTAGTATTCGGCGTTGCGGTAGGCGGCGAGTTGCAGCGCGGTTTCGCTGAAGACGCCGGTGGCGCCGGTTTTGATGTCCAGCAGTAGGCGTTGGCGTTCGCCGGTGGGGCTGTCGAGGTCGGCGATTAGATCGAGGGTTCCGGCGTAGCCGCGGGTGTAATTCACCACGACGGCCTCTACTAGCACGGGGTCGAGTTTCCAGGCGTCGATGAATTGGACGTAGTTGTCGACGTGGCCGCGGAGTTCGTCGGGGATGCCGCGTACTTCGATGCCTTGGACGAGGGCTTCGCCGTAGAGGTGGATTTGGGTGCCTTTGTCGGCGGCTTTGTCGCGGTCTTCGTAGCGGATGCCTTCGAGTTTTTTGAGGCGTTTGGCTGGGGGGAGTTCGGTGAGTTCGTCCC